CCGCGTGGTGGACAGACTGAACCAAGTTAAAGATGGCGCTGACCTTTTTGTGTCTGCCAATTGCCAAACAGTCGGAATAGTGTTATTTGAATGTTAAACACAACCACAACCAAACAGGATGCGTCCCTGAAAAACGCACAAAACTTGCGCTTGGGTGAGAAGTCACAAGCCACAAAAATATCAAAGATTACTCTTGGTCGAAATGTTACAAGAAAGACTGACAATGGATGCTCTATCACAGGGGCATTCACTCAAATTGTTGCCAATTTGGGAAATTATGTGAACAAGATCAAAATCAACAACCTTTTGTTGAAAGGTTTGGCAGCTACCCAGTTATCTAATCAAGTAGATGGTAGATGTTTAAAATTCAACATCAGCAACAGTGTTCAACGTGACAGTTGCTACAACGGTTTGTCAGGTAAGAATGGATACCTATGTTCTAGCCTGATGACAGAGGATGCGGTGCTCTGTAATGCTACAGGGGCAACAGGATGCCGCAAAGCCCAGGATGACTGCACTGACTGCAATCCATGTGAAGAGGTGGATGCTGGCATTTGTGGTGGAGCTGGGTTGTCTCAGGGAAGCCGTACCATGCGTCAGAAACGTGATGGTGCAATCAAGAATTTCAAGTTAGCACGTTCCAGTGACGAGGCTGACATCGAATTGAATCCAGGGCCAACTGTCAACGGTGGTGATGATCGTCAAGTGATCAAAGTTCACCCGGCTTTCGTCCCACACATCACCAACGACGTATCTGCGATCGGTGGCGTGTCGGTAATGCCTAGCCAGTTGCCATATTGCACGCCTTTGGGAGACATTGCTGAAGCCAACTATGCGCCAAGCTTCGTTAACCAAAGTTTGCGAGAGCAACAACGGCTTTGGGATGTCAAATGGTTTGGGCAGACAGGGAAGTGTGACGATGGTTTCAATGAAAAAGGAGTCCTAGTCGCTGAACGAAGTGTGGTAGTTGAAGAACACAAGCGTGACAAAAACTACAACCTACACAAGATGCCGTATCAAGTGTGTTTGACCACAGTCAACAAACCTTGGGTTGTGAAGACAGGGGAGTTGGTAACATCCAATTCATTTCCGCCATGGGCCGGGCAATTTCAGGTGCTTCAGGATTTGAGTGTCCCTACACGTGATAAGAAGTACATGATACCGAATATCACCAGTCAACGCTATGTTGATGAGATGACCATGACGACTGAGTGGCACGCGTTGTCAAAAGTCGCGCAGCAAGGGAGCACTTACCTTCGATTTTATGTTAAACTATGGTTGGATTTTTTCACCCAATCAATCAAATTGAATCTGACCAAAAGCGGGCAACCTTTTGTTGAGGAAGGAGAAGGACACCTGTGTGATTGGAGAATGGCCTCATCACACAGAACAAATCAAATGCGGGCTGAACCATACTACCAGGCACCCGATCTCCACACCATTGTCTCAGAACTTGGTGAAATTTACGATGGAAACGTTTTCTTATTCTCAAACGACTACGAAAGTGTTTCTCGCAATCACGCAGGTTTTGTTCATCGTTATGCGAGTAGTTGGCCCCAGAAGATAGTTAAAGTTAATGGGCAGATGTTATCAACTTGCAATCTTAATATCGGAGGTGCATCAAGGGTAATAGAATTAGTGGGCGGCACTTTAAATGTTGCCCACCCTTCAATCATCAATTCAGCACACCCCTACCAGATAATGGCATTCGCGCAGCAATTTGCTATGTCTACTAATAGCAGTGGGGACTTGATGGCAGGTTACGAGATTGCAGCGTCTTTTGGTTTTCAAAGTGGAGTAGGGCGCTTTGGCAACTACCCAGCTTACGGGGTTGGAACCGATGCTTTTTGGAGCAATGGACAGTTGAGGTTGCCAATTGATATGACAATGCCAGCTTTCTTCCAGCCGTTCACAGACAAGCCATTGCTAGGGAAAGCAGCTTTGCAACTCGTGAGTCTACAGGTGGATGATGTATTTAAGATGGCGTTGTCGCTTCACTTGTGGTATTCCGTTGCCACACAAATCACTTTTCATGGCAATAATTTAACGAAAGAAACTTTGGTCGTTGGAGGTCGTGACGATGGTGGAATGGCATCAAAGATAATTGATGACATGATAGGTCTGACCCACGGTAGGTTCACGGCCAATCAATTAATGTTAGCCTTCTCAGGTACAAGTTTATGGATGTATGGTTTCAGACCACGCACTTCAACTCTACGATGTGTGAGACACGAGCGGGAGTTGATAGCTGACGGTACTGTGTTGTCTGCATTATTTAATGAAATGACGCTGCCAATGCTTTGGACTGGGGCTGAAGTCTTAGAAGTTTGTGTCCACATGCCTGACTCTCACGTTTGGCCACTCCCAGACCATGTTATCAAACAACAAGCTGAAGGAGGCTTATCATGGGGCACTAAGGTAGAAGATCGTAACCACGTTCGACTGTCTCGGACTTTACCTGTCATTAGGGACTATCCTTGGTTGCAAGACGGAGGGATTGATTACTCAATGAGATATTACCTGATGGATCTCAAAGGTAAAAGAACCTTCTGGCACAAACCAAGTGTGGCCACAAGACCTAAAGATACACCAGATCTGCCAGTATTGATGGCGAACGAGATGGGTTGGGGCACTCTTAAATTCAGACTACCATACATAGGACAGTGTCCCTCATTTGACAATTTGGAGAATGAGCAATTGAGTTGGATGTTTGAGTGGGATGAACCTGATAATTACGAGTGGGCCAGGATGATCACCCATCAACAGCCAAATACTACAACAACATTTAAGTTCAGGTTTCCAAGTGGGTCAAATTGTTATGATGAAAATTCAATCATACGGTTATTCCCTGAATTAATGGCTGACATCATGCAAGCATACGCACCAGAGATTGACATGACGGTAGTTTACAATGCTAGTTTTGGAGTGTCAGGTGATAAACAGTTGGGACCTTCAGCTCCTGGGAATGATCCCCGTTTCGATGCGGCTTTTAGGTGGATCAAAGTAGGTCGTAGTGGCAACAGCAGAGCTGAATCCGGTGACCAGCAAGGGATCCCACGACACATGCGTGACCAAAAAAGCATATCGAAAAGAGGTTGGAAAGAAAACAGGTATGCCTCCTTGCCGATTGATAAAGATGTGCGTGAAGAAGTCGCAGATGCAGCACAATCAGCCGGTTCCAGTACTGAAAGCAGTAAACTACATTCAGCTGGTGTTGGAGTGAAAATGCATCCACAACAGAAAGCTCGGCTTGAAAAAGAAACTGTCAGTGATGATCAGTTATTAGATCGAGCAATTGATCAAGCCAATGCTGAAAGAGCGGAGAGAGGACCTGTCCCAAACATCGGTAATGGTGAAGACAACACTAATCGAGACAAGGTATCCTACGCAAAAAAGGCAGCTGATAATATTGCTGATCACCCTAACTTTAGTGTGGAGGGTAGACATGATGAAAAACTCAAGAGTGCAGTGCGACAGGGAGACATAGCTAGAATCGCGAAACAAGGTGAACAAGGGATAGAACGAGAGCTAGATCTGCCCATAAAGTATAAAACCGATAATGATGACACTTTAGCACTGCAAGAAGAGTTATTGAGGAGGAAACAAGGGCATAAGGCTTTAAATTAGATTGGGAGGTATTTCAACACATTAAGCACCTAGTGGTGCCTCCGGATAAAAGGATTCTCAGAATGGTTTTCCATTTTTTGTTTCCCCCAGGTGCAAAAACGAATAATCTAGCAAACAGACAATTGAATAACTCACTGTGCCCGTTAAACACACTCACCCAAATAATGGCCCTTTACGGTGTTGACCAACCTTACACAATTGAGAAGATGAACAAAGGCCGTCAAATTTACAAAAATTGTTGTTCGGACACTCTGTGTGGTTGTAACAGTCTAGGACGGTTATTAACTGACATAGGAGCAGTAATGCCTTCTGATTTAACAAAAATCAGTGTGCCATTACTTGAGTTGTTTGTTGAATCAAAAGATCTGTCTTGGATGAATGGGGACGCACAATGTGGTTGGGCAAGATGCGTGGACCCCAAAGCCAAAGTGGTTGAAAAAGTTAGACTGAATGACTTACTATATTACATGGAAAAGAGTGGAAAGATGGACATTGCTATTGAAGTTAGAGAACTCATAGGTTATAGATCTGAATTCTGCTTGTCCAGTTGGTTGCTTTGTGCCTTAACAAATCCCTTTTGGATTGACATCAGGCAATTAATTCATACATACTCTATGAAATCTATGGACGATGCAAACGCTTTGAGTTTCTTGAAAGTAGTGCATAACGTGGTCCGGAAATATGGCATTTGGTTGAACGGTGAAGTTAAGCCTGCTGACTTCATCATACGCGTTGAATATCTGCAAGACTTGTTTGCCAAAGACTCATATGCTTTAAGTTTAACGGATGCTCTCTGTAAACGGATTGTGGATTTACCTGTGTTTATGCCTAATCTTTGGTTTGATGTAGATAGGGATTCTTTTGTCCGTGAAAGTATCCGTCAGATCTTAGGCGATTGCTATGGCAAAATTGAAGGTATTAAAGAATTTGGTGACCAAGCTTGTCAATGGACAGCCGGAGGGTCGAGCGTCCATACAAAAGAAAGGGTTCTGTTTAATGACAAAAGTTGGAAACTTCAAGGAACCAAGAATCTTTGGTCGTTACACGTTGACGGTGAGTGGTGTGATGCAGTGTCAAGGGGAGCTCCTGGACGCATTTGTTCTGTAACAAAAAAATATGAAAATGGAAAAAATCGAGAACTCGATAATGACTGTGAGACGATGTATATGTTACAGGCCTATTTATTAGATGGAATTGAAGATGCACTTGGCGGTAAGCATGGAATGTTATTTAAAATAGGTGGTGTGAGTGGTGCGAAACTTAAGCAAAATATAACAGTTAAAAACAATAAGAAATGGGTTTGGAGTTATGATTTCGCTGACTTCCAGTTAAATCATAAGATCTCAGACATCGGCATCTTGTATGAAGAAGTTGCACGATTGAAAGCGGGTAGAGCAGACTCACAACGAGTCAAGGATGACTACTTGAGAGTGGGGGCGTTGATTAGTAAGCAAGAATCTGACACCATCCTATATGATGCCGAAAGTGGTATGGCCATTAAGAACAAGAATGGTCTTATAACAGGGAGTAGGGGCACAGCTTTTGTTAATACAATCTTAAATAAATTATATTTCTTGACTGCTGTCAAACTGGCTACAAAATGGGTACCTGATATGTTAATTAATTCAGCACACCATATGGGTGACG